TTGGTCAACTGTAAGTATGTTGAGTACTTCCTTTGCTTTTGTATTGCTATATCCATAATACCTTTTTACAATGTCTAGGTTCTTCAACTTGGTTTTTGATAACCACCTACCTCCAAATCGCCTTTTCTTTCGTATACTATTTATTAAATAGAGAAATTGCATACGTTTAGATAGAAAGTGTAGTCCGTTCATTTCATTACTATGCATTATGGTATCATAGAACATAGATAGACAACGGTTAATTACAAATGGTGGATACTTCTTTGCCCAAGTTGGGTCTGGTGTGTCTAATAAATTCTCTTTTGATTCATTAATTGCTTTAAGATAATCTTTTAATTCATACATTATTTAAACCAATGCATATACGCTAGATATGGTACTAATATTGGATAGACCACGTGTTCAACAATTTCATATAAAACAAGTATGGTTAAAGCTATTGCCCACCACTTACTTGTTTTTGCTTTATTAGAAACATAACCAAACACTTTACTATGCCATCTACCTATCTTCTGTACTATTGCGTTCATTTTTCTCCTTATTTAAATTTACAATTCGCCATTACTTCTGTTAAACAAGCAACCATATTAATCTCTTGGTCTGCTACAAAAGCTGCCTTGTATTGATACCCAGCAATAACTAAAACTGCCTGTGGTATAGATTGTGGTTGTAAATGTTTGTATAGTATTTCATATACCTTTGAAAATAATGCTGATGGTTCTTTATCTAGGTTTTGTATAACCCATTTTCTCATATCATTAAATCTTTTTTCTTTTAAAATTGCGATAAGTTGTTTAGTATCTGCTTCAGTTAAACTGAATAATATACCACTATCAATCTTACCTCTTACTGAATATCGTTGAAGTTCATTAATAGTTCTTCTAAAATCTGGAAAGTATTTCTGTATTAATTCTGCAATTACTTTTTTATCAAACTCTATCACTTCTTCTGTTAAGATACCACACAACCTATTCATAAGTTGTGTCATTATTTTAATTTTATCACCATTAGTAATCGCAAAATCAATAACAGTACATCTACTATGCAATGCTGGTAATATCTTATTCTTATAATTACAAGTAAAGATAAATCTACAATTCTTATAAAATGTTTCTATGAAATTTCTTAATGCAGGTTGAACGGACTCTGGATTCATATAGTCCGCCTCATCAAGTATAACAACTTTATGACTTGCTGTTTCAGTTAAAGATACAGTTGACGCAAAGTTTTTAATCTTATTTCTTAACGTATCTATCTGTCTACCTTCGTCTGATCCATTAATGATAATGTAATCAACACTTAACTCTTCACATAAAGCACGTGCTACAGTAGTCTTACCTGTACCTGCTGTACCTGATAGTAATAGGTTTGGGAGTTCTTTTTGATTTATAAACTGTTTAAAAGTTTCTTTTAGTTCATTGGTTAGAATACAATCTTCAATTCGCTTCGGTCTGTATTTTTCCACCCATAAATTTTCTGCCATAATATATTCACTTTCATATAATCAACCCTATCAATACTCCTATTATAATACCTTCCAACCAAAATGCCCACCTATGTGAACCTCTTGCTGTATGTTTACAAATAAAAGTACACGTCCAGTCTTTTACTGACATAATTAAAACTCACTATCTGGTTCTAATGCTATCCAATATTGTACTGGTTTATTTCTATTAACAAAATGACTTATTCTTTGTTTAGAAATTGCAATATCATAATCATCTGGTATGATTTTTAAATTTTCTGCTTTGAAATATGCTACAAAAGTTTTATCAGTTGTACCTACTACAGCAGAATAATCGTTAGATGATTTATTCTTTTTATCAGTTGCAATCATTGTAATGTTTTTACCATCACCTTTTACTGCAATGTCTGGTAAGTTCAATGTAACTATACCTTTCAATAAGTCATTAAAACATTTACCCTTTAATGTAAAAGTTACATACTTATCAGGCATATTAATTGATTTAGTTGGTGCTACAATTACTGATTTATCTGCAAAGAAATACTTAACAGATTGTCTTGAATTGGCGTCTGATATAACCAATTTGTTAGTACCATTAAATTTGATATCTGATTTAGAAAATAATTCAACTGCTCTTAAAAATTCTGGTAAATCGTATATCGCAAATTCTTGCTCAAATTTATTATCTATGTCTGCTTCAGCAAGAATATTCTTTAAAGTAGAAATAGTTTGTAGTTGCTTTCCTGGTTTAACTAAAATGTTTTTATTAATTTCAGAAAAATTTTTTAAAATTGCAACTGTACTGTTTGATAGATTCATATCAACTCCTTCATAATTTAATCATACTGTAATATATCACCAACCTCACATAAAGTCAATGTTGGTTACTGAACAGGACAGTTAGGATTTTCTGTTAAGTCTACAATAGTAGCATTTGCTGTAACCAATTGGTCTGCTAATTGAGTTGCTATTGCTTCTGCTGTAGATAATTCAGCTTGAAATACTGACAATTCATTATTAGTACCTTGTAATACATCACGAATTGAAGCTATTTCCAATTCATATGCTTGTATTGTACCTTCTAATCTTGAAATACTATCCAAGTATTCTGCTTCTACAGTAGAAATTCCTACTTCAGCGTTTGCTAATAAAGCTACTGCTTTATCTTTTTTATTTTTTAAGTCTACAGTAATAATCAATAACGCAACTATAGCGATAACTGCTGCTATTGCTGTTCCTGATATCTTATTTTTTATATCTTTTATTTTCATTTCTTTTCCTTATCAATTAATTCGCAAGTAATCTCATCTGCTTGTAACCCAGCATTGCCATCAAATATCCATACGTAAGAATAGTGAACCTGGTCACCTTTTGCTACGCACTTTTTACCGAATGCTATACTTGGATTTTTTATGCTTGAACAAGCGCTTAAGAGAATCAAACTCATTAAAATCACTAATATTTTATTCATAATTTCCTCATTTAGTTTATTATATAACAATAGTATTTATAAGTCAATGTTGGTTAGGCCCAAAAAAAATAGCGGCGGTTTTACCCGCCACTATCTATATTACGTTATTATTTAACGTCTATTGTTTTTAGTTTCTTTTCTTCTGGAATAATCTTCTCCATAGAAACTTTTAACAGTCCATCTTTCAGTTCAGCACCTTTGACTTTTACATCATTAGCGATTGTGAAAGACCTTTTAAAGTATCTTTTAGAGATACCTTTATGTAATACTTCACCATCTTCATCCTTGTCAGAAGATTCATCTTCCTTCTTGGTTTCAATAGTTAGCATACCGTTTTCAACATTGACAGTAATGTCTTTCTTGTTGAATCCAGCTAATGCAACTTCAATATCGTAAGTATTCTTACCTGACTTAACTATATTGTATGGTGGGTAACTAGGTTGTATATCGTTGATGAAATCGTCATCAAACATTGAACCGAAATGGTCAAAGATTGAATCGAATCCAACCGATACTGGTCTTAACCTGTTAAAAATAGATAATGCTTTATTGGTCATAAAAACCTCCTTTTATTAAGCAAAGTTATCGTTTATGAGTCCCTTAATGGCAACTCACTACTACTTATATATGTAGTTTCCTACAATATACAAGTAGCGCCGTCAGGTTTGTTTTATAGTGTATGAACCTGACAAAACCTCACTCGTAGTGTCCGCTATTGGTATTGAAACCTTTGGACCTTCTATGGGTTTTAGAGTCTCCCCAAACTCCCACAAAACTCGTAATTCATTGAGGTTTTGTTATAGTAGACCTCAAACTACTACCAACTTTCAGATATTAAATCTGCAGGTGTTGGCACCCTTCCACGCCCCAGGACTTATGAACTGCCTGGTATAATATATTTATTCAAGCACAGGCGTGTAATTTTATAATCTATTCTGTATCAATTTCAACTTCTTTTTCCAGTTCTTGATACCTTCTTTTTTCTTTTCTCTTTTAATTTCTGATGGTTTTCTATAGTACTGCTTTAATCTATAGTCTTTTAGTATACCTGCTTTAAGTACTTTCTTCTTAAGCACTCTCATAGCTTTCTCTACATTACCGTGTCTTACTTCAACTGTTATTGCCACGTTCTTTTACCCTCCTCTCCGCTTCATTAATAATCTTATGTGTATCAGTTGTACACTCCTCTTTCATTTTTCCTTCTTTTCTAATCTTATCCATTTCTATTCTAATATATTCTTGGTGTCTGGATTGAACCAAACTATCTTCTAATTCTTTTTTTTGAGATTCTAATGTTTCAACTTTCGCTGTTTTTAATTTCATCATTATTTGGTCTTCAGGTGTAGTAAAATTACTAATCTTATTCTTCTCTAATATCTTCAAAACTTCTTTTTTACTATGTGCCATTAAAGTATCTTTAATAAAATTATTGTTTGCATAACTAACAAAATAACTGGAAGTATAGTTCTAATCAATTCCATTGTATGGTTATGTTTATCTAAAAATCTTTCTAACTTATTTCTCTTCTCTTCTCTCTTCTTATATTCACTATAAAAATCGTTCATTTAACTTGCCTCCTTTTTATAATTAAATTTTATATCCCAACTAGAGTATATTTTAGGACTTAACTCTACGTTTGTTACTCCAGATTGTGGAACAAAATATTCTGTCTTCATAATTTCTTCAGCAATAATACCTTTTTTCTGCTGTTTATTTGTATCTTGTTTTACTTTTTTATGAAAGTGTCCACCACTCCATTTTGTATTTCCTATGTTATTAAAACGAGCCATAATTTTTTTATCTCTTATATGCCCTACATATTTTAACCAATCTTTAGTTGCTGGGTGTGGTTTATAATTAATACTAAACCAAGGAATATTATACCAAGGGTCTTTATAACCATATGGGTGTACAAGCATTGAATTATTAGGAAAAAGTTTTCCTTGTACATTAACTATATAGTTATGAAGTTGTGGAGCAACAGCACGAGCAATCTCACCAACTCTTTTATGTCCCATTGTGTTTGGTAGTTTTTCATCAGCAGTTCCTAAAAACCACTCAAAATCTTTTGTTAATAAAGAATCA